GATATATGTACCAATGGTTGAAGGAAATCGACAAATCTGTTATATTAAAATTTACAGCTGTTGTGACTACCGTTACCGTCTTGTACAAGATGTTTAACAGTAGGGGTGAAGATTTATCCGAAGCCCAAACTGATTATGGTATATTTAAGTCTAAAAACGCCAAACACGCAAATAAGTCGCTACAGATGATGAAGCAGCAAATGCGGGCTGGTGTACCGTCGAATATTACTCAGGCATTCGATATTTCTGGTGAACAAGTTATAAAATCTTTAGATAAGAGTAACGTGGTCACCGTTAAAATGGAAGTTGCCCCTGGCGATTTCAAGATGCTGGGGTATGGTATAATTCTGAAGAAAAACCGGATTTTAATTCCGTTGCACTTTGTTCATACGGTGGTTGAAGCTATCGCACAAGACCCTGAACTGAGCACCAATACTGTACTTTTTGTGCCACCTACTAATGAAGATAATCAAATTGTCTGGGGTAGATGTTCATTATTTGAATTTGTGGACAAATCATACGGTGATGGTTTTGAAGATTACCATGTTGCTGTGTTGGATGTCAATACACGCGATTGTAAAGATATAACGAAGAAGTCTTTTATTAATGAATCCTCGATTAATACGTACATGAACATGTTTGACGTAACAGTTTCAATGCCCGCTCGTAATTTTATGGCCAGCTCTCGCGCGTACAAAACATCTTTAGAGGTGAAAGGCCCAAATGGGGAATTTTATCATATGAAGCATGTAGTTCGCTATTTTGCAGACACTAACGCAGGAGACTGTGGTGCACCATTATATATTCGTAGATCAAGACTACAAGGACACCGGATTTTAGGCTTTCATGTAGCAGGGTCGCGAAATTCTGAAGATGAGTGCGCCTTTTCAACAATAGTCACACAGGAATTGTTAGACTCACTGTTGGAGACAGTACCAAATGAAAAGAAAATCATAGATGAAGTTATGCTAGATGAGGTTGAAACTCAATCAGTACCAATCTGTATTTCTTCTAAGTATCGCGTTTTAGGTAAAGTCAATCAAAATCATAGTCCGTATGGAATCACTGATATCAGACCCTCTCCTATAAACAAACTGAAAAATAAGGATGATGCAGCTATTGTGTCAAGACAATTACCAGCTTTGTTGCGCGAAAAGGATGGAATAGATCCATATGCCAATGCCCTATCTAAGTATTGTGTTAATGAGAGTATTGTCGACCAGAAGATATTGATGTGTGCCAAGGAAGATTTCCAAGGTATGCTCTTTTCTCAATTTAATAAGACTCCTAAAACTTTATTATCCTATGAAGAATCTTTGTGGGGTAGTTGTGAGGAGGAGCATTTAGAAGCAATCAAGAGCTCGTCAAGCCCGGGTTTCCCAATCAAATATGATAAAGGCAATCTGAAAGCTTCTCTTTTTGAGATCAATGGGATGAGGAGTTCCACCCACCCAAGATTCGAGGAGTTAACTCGAGCATGTGAGGGCGTGGTTCAAGATGCTTCTAATGGTGTACGTAGATTGTGGGTTATGACTGACAACTTGAAGAGTGAACGTAGAACTATTGAAAAGGTTTTGAGTGGCTCTACTAGGTTATTCAATGGATCACCATTTATATATCTCGTTGTCTTTAGAAGGTACTTTGGGAGATTTGCCCAGTTTGTGCACCTGAATTCGGTTTCACATGGAATGGTCACAACGATTAATCCATATTCCAGAAGGTGGGATGAGATAGCGCAAGCTGTTAAGTCTCGCTCTGATGGTCGTGATCCTCCGGTGTGTGATGGCGATTTTTCGAAGTTTGACGGTTCAATGCTAACAGACTTTGCTTGGGCTATACTACAAATCATTAATGAGTGGTATGATGATGGGAATGATCGAATAAGAGAAGTTTTATGGTTAGAAGTTGTTAATTCTAGACACATCGTTAATAATGTTATCTACGAGTGGTTTGGTTCATTACCATCAGGAAATCCATTGACCTTAATAATTAATTGCATGAACAATCAATTGATACACAGGTACTGTTTTTATAAGGCTTTTGGCTTTAATCTTAAATTTGATGATCACGTGACATTATTTGTTACGGGTGATGATCTATTAATGGCCGTATCCAACAGTTTTAAAGAACTGTTCAATGGGGTCACTGTTAAGGATATGATGTTAGAGATTGGTTATGTTTATACCTCCTCTGATAAAACCTCCGATGTCGTCAAGTTTAAGAAGCTTAGTGAAGTTTCCTTCTTGAAGAGATCTTTCAGGTATGAGAAAGCGAGGAATCGTTACATCGCCTGTTTAGATATCACTTCTGTGAGGGAGATACCACTATGGTCTAAGAAAGGAGATTATTTAGCAGTTGCGTCTTCTAATGTTGAGGATTTCCTCAATGAGTTGTCACTGCATGATATAGACACCTGGAAAAAGTACCATAAACAGTATGCATCAGCTATAGAACTATTTATGCCAGACAGTGAGGTGATATCTTCGCTGCATATGACTAAAAGAAGAAGGATGGATATTGTCTTAGGTGAAACAGAATAATCCATAGTACGTCTGGGGTACTACGGACATTAAACTATAGCCAGTGTGGAGCTTTCTCCACCGCCGTGTAATGCGTAATTACACAAACTTTCCTATTCGATCTTCCATTCACATACAAAATGGTGTGCAAAGTGAATGAGTTATGCGTTAGGAATTATAGCCCTTTCTATTTAGATTACAGTACAGGATGGGGCGGAAGCAGTCCTTCCACTATCCAGGCGGCACCAAAAACTCCAAGGAACTGAGTCACTCTTTGGTTTAAACACGAC